CTAATAAATTAAATCTGATATATTTTTTGCTGCCTCTTCTTCCAATCCTTGGAGGACATGTGTATACAAATCCATTGTTATACTTATAGCGCTATGTCCTAATCTAGTAGAAGCTACTTTCATACTAGTACCGCTAGCTAGCATTAGTGTGGCATTAGCGTGTCGTAAATCATGGAATCTTATATTAGGCAAATCATTCCTAATTATAAAATCCTTAAATATTCTGCTAAAGCTATCACTAGCCATAGGAGTGCCATCTAGTTTAGTAAAAACTAAATTGTATTTATTCATAAATGTACCGTAACTTTTTAATTGTAACTGTTTTTGTTTTTTCTTATGTTCTTTTAATATATCCATTAATTGTTCAGGAACAGTCAATGTTCTTATAGAGGTTTCGCTTTTAGGCTCTTTAAACACAAGTGATTTATTTGTTTTATCCTTAACTAAAGTTTTACATATAACTATAGTGCTATTATCAAAATTAATATTATCCCAAGATAACCCAAGTATTTCACCGGCTCTTAATCCTAGTGCGATTGCTAAATTAATAGGTATCTCTACTCTAGTATTTTTAGAAAGTTCTAAAAGTTGTTTAATTTCTTTTATAGTTAATTCTTTAGCTTTATATTTTTTTATTTTAGGCAGCTCCACTAAATCAGATATATTTTTATTTATTAGTTCTAATTTGTAAGCTTTATTTAAGGCATTATGTATTACCCTGTGATACTGTAATACAGTTTTAGAATTTAATGTTTTAAGCATAGAATTATAAAAATCTTCTAAATCTAAAGGAGTAAGTTTTTGCAGTTCTATTTCACCGATATTAGGAATTATTTGTTTGTCTATTATATATTTATATCTAGGGTAAGTGGTAACACTTAAATTGCTTTTATGGTGTTTTAACCATTGTTTTAGATATTGTCCAAAAGTTATTTTTTTTGGAATAATAAAGTTGCCATTAATAATTTTAGATTTTTCTTCGATTAAGCATCTTCAGCCTCTTTTTTCTTATTATAAGATCCCAAGGCCTTTTGTTGTTTCTTACCAGTTTCTTTATTTCTATATTCCAAAGTAACTACATATTTTTTACCTCTTTTTCTTATAAATACATTTTGCATTATATATCAACCTCCTGCATAGATTTTACTTCATACTCATCGGATTTTTTACAGGAAGTTTCTTCCCTTTTCAGTTTACAGTACTCATTATTTTTATATATTGTTTCCCCCATCTTTTTTTACACTTAATACCCCCTCTAAAATTAAACATAAATTAAAGACTCCTTCTTTAGTCGAACATGTGTTCAAGTATATTTTAATATTTTTACATAAAATTTGCAAGTTTTAATATAAAATTTACTTTATACGAAAATTATTACATATTTATTTTTGAAATGTAATTGTCTGTATTCAGAATTTTAGGACAAGCTATTTCCTAAAATCTTATTTTTCTACATTTTTAAACAAAATAAAAAAGCTAACAAAGATTCAAGAATTCAATAATGTTATCTTGATAACATTAGATTCTCTTTTTTTTTATCTTTGTTAGCTTTACGGCATTTATATTTTAGCTTTAACAGCCATTAATTTTCTTTATTATTTTCGGAAACAAGTTTTTTGAGTTTCCTAGATAACTCAGCTTCTTTTTCTAATTCTTTATTTCTTTCTTCTAATTCTTTAATATAATCTATCATTTGTTCTCTAGTTATTCCATTAGGAAATATATTTTTATCTAATTCAAATTCATAATGATGTCCATCTATATCTGCCTGAGAAATAATGCCTCGTTGGTAATCTGTTCTTCCAAGGAGGTAATCAACGGATACATTAAAATAATCAGCTATCTGTATTAGCATATCATCTTTAGGAAACCTATTTCCATTTAGCCAGTTGCTTACGGTTGGAGGCTCTACATTTAATATTTTAGCTAATTCTTTGCCTTGTATATCCTTTTCTTCTAAAACTATTCTTAATCTTTCTCCAAATTTGCTCAAACTAAACACCTCCTAATTACATTATAAACAATTTGAAAATTTTAAAATAAAAATTAGCTAAATGAATATTTTTTTTAAAAATATCATAAAATAGTATTGCAATTTTCATTTAGCTAATATATAATAAAATCATGATGATTAGCAAATTGAAATTTAAAAGTGAGGTGATAAATCGTGTATGATAAACTAAAAGGGCTAATGAAAGAAAATCACATTACACAAGTAGAGTTAGCACAAATACTTAATATGACAGTATCTACATTGAACTTTAAGCTTAATGGTAAATCCGATTTTACTATTAAAGAAGGTAAAAAATTTCAGAATTATTTGGTAAACCTATAGATGAAATTTTTTACTTCTGAAATTAGCAAAATGAAAATAAATGTATCTACTTAACATAGTTTATGCAGTTTCTTAAAAATTAAATAGGGAAACGGAGGATGGAAAAATGAGTAAGACATTAGAAGAAAAATATGAAGAATTGGAAAAAAGAGTGGCTGAACTAGAGGAGATACACACATGGACACCAGAAAAGGAAGCAAGAGCAAAACTATATGATGAAAAAGTTGAAGAAAAATTTTTGCAAACCACATCAATAATTGAACTTAGAACTCAAATTCGTAATATAGCAAAAAACGTTATTGATAGTAACATGCAACAAAGTTTAGAAGAAATAGTTTCTTTTAAAGATAAACTGAATAATGCTGAAAAGAGATATGAAGAAATAGAAAATTTATAAAATTAAAAGCCACCTAAAAGATGGCATTTAATTAAGGATTTACAGTATCACGTATGATATCAGTATTGTTTTTTAAAGTCTCAAAAATAGCTTTATTATTATCCTCAATCATCATAGCTATTATTTTAATAAGTTCTTCATTAGATTCAAAAGTAGAGTCATCATTTAAGTCACGCTTTGCATTTTTGATAAGTATTTCAGCTTTTAACCCTATTGATTTCATAATATCACCTCTTTTCATTGAAGCTATCTATAAAAACTTTAAGAGCTTCAAGTTGAGAAGGAGATAAGTCCTTGGCACTTTCTAAAAGCTCTTTAAGTTCTGGTGTTAGTGGGTGTGATGAGCTTTCGGAGTTAAAGAAATCTGAAAGAGATAAATTTAAAGAACCACATATTTTCATTAATTTTGGTATTGAAGGTATATTTTTAGAGTGTTCAATATCACTAATATATCCAGCAGAACAACCTGTTAATTCTGCAAACTCTTTCATTGTTAAATTAGATTGTTTTCTTAGTTGATTAATTCTATTACCAATAAAATTTATATTAATCATAATTTACACCTCAATATTGTTCGTTGTAAACGAAAATAGTTTAATTTAATAATAATTGAAATTTTAAGAAAATGCAAGATATAACAAGGGAAACAGATATAATATGAAATACATTCGATAAAAACGAATATACATGACTTATAAAATTCGGTTATAACGATTATAATATAACTGTAAGGAGGTTACAAAATTATGAAAAAGATAAAGCAACTTAGACTTATAAAGGGATTAACCTTACAAAAATTATCTAACAAAAGTGGAGTTGCAGTAGGATATATTGCTGATTTAGAAAATGGTAAAGCATTAAATCCTACACTTAAAACATTAAATAAAATAGCAAATGCACTAGGAGTAACAGCAACTGACTTATTAGATACTGCATAATTAGTTTGTGTAGATTCAGAAATTTTAAATTAGTGAACAAAAGGGAGATGAGGGAATGAGTAACTTACAGATTTTTAAAAATCAACAATTTGGAGAATTTGAATTACTTGTAGATGAAAATAAAAAGGAATGGTTTCCAGCAACAGATATTGCCACTATGTTAGGGTATTCTAATCCGCAAAAGGCAATAAGAGATCACTGTAAACAAAAGGGGGGGTGCACGATTCGTTCAGTCCTTACAAAGGGTGGTAAACAGAATAAGAAATTTATAGATGAAGGTAATCTTTATAGATTAATAACTCATTCTGAATTACCATCAGCAGAAAAATTTGAGGTTTGGGTTTTTGATGAGGTATTACCAACTATAAGGAAAACAGGTGGTTATGTGGCGAGTGAAGACCTATTTATTAATACTTACCTACCTTATTTGGATGAGCAAAGTAAAATGGTTTTCAGGAACACCTTAGAAACTGTAAGGAAGCAAAATGAGATTATAGCATTAAAAGAAAAAGAAATAGAACATAAAGATGACGTTATAGTGGGACTCGTAGATGAAATATCATTAGCAGAGAAAAGACAGATATTAAATAGGGTAGTTAGATACAAAGGTGCAAATTATAGAGAACGTTGGAATGAACTATATAAGCAATTTGAAATGAAATATCATATTGAAAGTATAAAAAATAAACTAGAGAAATATAACAAAAGCCATAAACCAAAGTTAAAAAGTAAAGTTGACTACATTGATAAAGTCATGAATAAGATACCAGAACTTTATGAAATAGCTTGTAAACTTTATGAGAATGATGTAAGGGAACTTGCTAAAAACTTGTATTCACTTAATGAGGAGGTTGTTTAATGAATAAAAAGATAAAAACAACGGATTTAAATTTAAATGTTTCTACAGGAACAATGATTTATATAGATATAGATATTTTTAGATTTCTATATGACCAAGAAATATATTGTATAATAGTTGAAGTTTTAGATGGAGAGAATTTTGAATTTTTAGAAGAAATTAATTTGGAAAAAGACAAAAGTAATTTGGATCATAATGATTTAAAAAGATTTGCTTTAAATTGGATATTTAAAAATGTTGAGATAGTGAAAGAAGCTCCTGAGGTACCAGCTCAAGAGCAATATGAGTTCATACCATCTACATCAGAAGGTATTTGTACTGGGAAACCATGTAGGAAACCAGATTAAAAATGAGATAGGTTGTAGCAAATAGGAGGTAGAAGTATGGAAGAAAAGATAAAAGCATTAGAAGAAATAAGCAAGCCAGTTGTTGATTACTTAAAAAATAATTGTGACCCATATTGCACGGTAATAATAACTGATTCTCATATTAAATTAGTTAGGGATGAAATTGGCATACCAGTAAAAAGTGATGACTAAGTTACGATTAGTCATCACCTAGAGACTAAACTCTATAATAAGGATGAACCTTATCAAATAGAGATAGAGCAGAACCTAAAGACGGAGAATTTAAAAAATCTCTATATTCAGATGGAGATACATTTAAATATGCATAAATTGAACCATCTTTGAATTGGATGTACATTGTATTATTTTCATAACCAACTTTATTCATTCGACTGGACGAAACAGGATATAAAAGCATAATAATCACCACCTTTCAAGTGGTATTATTCAACAAAAATGTAAAAAATCCTTTAGGAGGTAGCAGTGTGGAAGATATAAAAGTAACTGTTACACAAGAGAAAAGAGAAGAAACAATAGATAAAATATTAGAACTTGTAGAAAAAGAGTTTAAAGGAATAGATGTTACAGCAGTATTTGCTAAGAGGCTACTAGAAGATGCTATAAAAACTTTGGAATATAGATGCATGGAAACATCACTTAGATTTATAAGAAAAGGGTAAGATGGAGGGGGAATAAATCTTAGGAGGAATCCCCCCCAAAATGGCAGTATTAAAAACAAAAGAATATAGAAGAATGAGAAACTTGTCTATTTCAAAATTGAGTTACAAAAGTAAAGTAGCTAGAGGTTATATTACAGAACTGGAAGAAGAAAAATATAAAAATCCTGGAATACAGGTAACTTGTAGATTATGTAAAGCACTAAAAGTTACACCAAATGAATTAGTAGATCAAGAACTTTGGAGGTGGTGGTAATGACAGAAAAACAATTTGAAGAATTACCTATGCTGCTTACAGTAGACCAAATGAGAAAGGTTTTAAATATAGGCAAAAACTCTGCATATGAACTTATATACCAAAAGAATTTTCCAATTTTAAAACTAGGGGGGGAAAGAAAAATAAGAATACCTAAAAAGATTTGTTAATTTGGATAGAAAGTAATACAAAGAATTATGAAATAAGTTAGGAGGCAACCACATGGATGACATAAATAAAATAATAGTTACAGTTGAGAATTTAATTGAAAGTGCGACTATGGAACTTGAAGAAACAGATAAATCCTCCATGTCCACAACAGATAAGAAGTTTTATTCAGGAATAATACTTGGAAAAAAGACAGCATATTATACAGTGCTAGAAATGTCAGAAAAACTACAAGAAAAATAAGGCTGAAAAGCCTTTTTAAAAAAATTTTACTACAGCAAAAATGCATATACTTCTCTAGTTTATGTATATGCTAGAACATTGTAAATAGTACCAAAATCCTTGTAACTAAATGAACTAATTAGAGCGGGAGTAGGCGAAGATAAGAGCCACACCAAAATAAAATGTATGGCCACTGCGATAACAGTTAGTTGATTTAGTTACAAGGAGGTGAAGAGGTACAAATATAAAGGAGGAAGTTTTAAAATGAGTAAAATTAAAAAGTTAAATATTAAGAACTTTTTAGGACTTGAAGAATTAGGATTAGATTGTAGCAAAATTAATCTTATCAAAGGACCTAAAGGAAGTGGGAAAAGTAGCATAATTGAATCTATAGAAAAAGGGTTTACAAATAAGAATAGACGTACTGAAGTAGTTAAACATGGTGAAGAAGAAGCAACTATCTATATAGAACTTGATGATGGATTGAGTATTGATAGAAGACTTAGAACTGAAAAAGCTGATTATTTAAAAATTAGGAAAGAAGAAAGCGTAGTACCATCTACAGAAAAATTTCTAAGAAGTCTTATAAATGGAGATATATTTAGACCTTTAGATTGGGTAAATATGAATATTAAAGAGCAAACAAAATCTATTTTAAGTATGTTGGAGATAGGTTGGGACAAAGAAAATATTGTTAATTGGTTTGGCGAACTTCCTAGCAATATAGACTATGACCAACATATTCTCCAAATACTCAAAGCTATAGAACTAAAATACTACAAAGATAGAGAAGAAGTCAATAGAGATATTAGAGAACTTAAAACTCAGATAAAAGTAATTTTAGATGAACTTCCTGCAGAATATGATGGAGAAGTTTGGAGAGAAAAAAAAGGTTCAAGAATACTACAACAAAGTAGCAGAGGTTCAAAAGATCAATCATTGGATAGATGAAGCTAAGGCTCTTCAAACAAACTTTGAGGATAAAGTTGATGCGATAAAAGCTAATGGAGAAAACGAAAAGTCTAAGATACAACTTAAATTTAAAGATCAAAGACAGGACATTAAAGACATTATAGAACTTTCTAAAAATAAGATTGAAAAAAGGAAAGTTGCATTAGAAAATTCAGATAAAAATTAGAGATAGCTCTAAAAGAAGTGAAAATATTCATAATGAAGAAAATCAAAAGATTGATTCAGAATTGCAGAATACATTAAAAATTTTAGAAGAAGAGTATATGCAAAAAATAGCAGAGGCAAACAACGTTTATACCGCAAAGAGAAATCAGTTAGATTACAACTTGGAAGAGAGTAAAGAAACACTTAAGAAATTAAACACTGTTACAAAAGAAACGGAAAGAGATAACATCACAATTCAAGAAAATAAAATATCATCCAAGAAACAAGAATTACTAGGGATTGATGATTTAGAAAAGGCAGAAATAAAAGCAATAGATGAAAAAATAACTGCTGAAATAGAAAAAGAAGAAATTAGAGTTGGTAAAGCTGCAGATTACTTGAAGAATAATGAGGTTAAAGATATTGAACCTTTACAAAAGCAAGCTGATGAAGTAGCAGATATGCAAAGTTATTTAAGAGAATGGGATAGATGGTAGACATTAGAGATAACAAGTTAGCAGCTAAAGAAAGATACAGTAACGACTTAACTGCAAGGATAGATAAAGCTAGAGAACTTCCAGGAGAACTTTTAAAAACTGCAAAGATGCCTATAGATGGTATTTCTGTAGACAGTGAAGGATTAATCAGAATAAATAACACTTTAATTGATGGATTAAGTGATGGAGAGAAATTAGAACTTGCTATGAGAATTGCAAAAGCACAAGCAGGAGAATTAAAAGTTATATGCCTTGATAAGTTTGAAAGCTTAAATCCTAAGGCGCAAACTAAGTTACTTCAAGAAATGAGCAATGATGAATATCAATATTTTATTACTTCAACTATGAGTGATGAATTTGAGATAGAAAAGATAGGTTAGGGGGGGGAAAATAAATGGTTGAATTTATAGAAGATAAAAACTTATTTCCTAATGTCAAAGTTATATTTGATGCTAGGGAAGATAATGAAGAAAGAACTAAATGGTTAAGTCAAAGAGATAATAGTATAGGTGGATCAGAGATAGCAAAGGTTGCAGGTTTTAGCAAGTACGGTTCAGCGCTTACAGTATTTAATGAAAAGCTAGGCTTAAGTGAAAAATTTAAAGGAAATATACACACAAAGTTTGGTAATAGAATGGAACCTTTAATAAGAGAATGGATTCAAGAAGATTTTGAAAAATCTACAGGAATTGAACTTAAAACTTATGAGTATCCATACATGATGATCCATAGAGATTATGAGTATTTTAGTGCTAATATTGATGGCCTAGCAAAAGTAAATAAAGATTATAAGTTCTATGAAAACCTAGATACTGGAGAAATAAAGTTTGTACCTGCAAATGAGCTTATAGGAATTGAAATTAAAACAGCAAGTGAGTTCTTAAAAAAGATGTGGGCAGGAGAAGAAATTCCAGACGAATATTATTGTCAGTGCCAATGGTATATGGGGGGGATTACAGGATTAAACTACTTCTTGATAATCTACTTATTAGGTAAAGAGGTTAAGTGGAAGGTAGTTCCTAGAAATGATGATGACATAAAAGGTTTATTTGATATAGGTCAAAGCTTTTGGAATAACAACATCTTAACTAAATTATCTCCAATGCCTGTAGGACTTAAATGTGAAACTAAAGACATATTATTCAAGCAAGCTTTAGATAACGATATAGAGGTCGCAGTAACAGATAATAAGTTATCTAAGTATAAAGATATAGATGCAGAAATAAAAGCTTTAGAGAAAGAAAAAGAGCAATTAAAACAGCTTATATATTTAGATTTAGGAGATAGCAAAAAAGGTTCTGATGGAGCTTATAAAATAAGTAGATTTGAAGTTAAAAAAGATAGTCTAGATACTAAGACCCTTAAAGAAAAGTATCCATTAACTTATGCAGCAATTTTAAAAGGCCAAACGGAATTTGTAAATATGAGAATTACTAAATGTAAATAAGGAGGAATAATAATGGCTAATGTAAATGGAGGTTTGGTTGCAAATAAGCAAACAACACCAAATGTTCAATTAACACCACAGAAAAAAATGCAAAGTGCATTAGAGAAAATGCTACCTGAGATAAAAAAGGCAGTAGGTAAAACAATGACACCGGAAAGGTTTTCTAGAATAGCGCTAAGTTTATTCAATGGAAATCCTCAATTTTGGGAAGCAGATACTACAAGTTTTTTATCAGCTTTAATGCAAAGTGCTCAATGTGGATTAGAACCTAATACAGTACTTGGAGAAGCTTATGTAATACCTTACAGAAATAACAAGCAAGGAATAACAGAGGTTAACTTTCAAGTCGGATATAAAGGTATTTTAAAAATGGCTTTTAATACCGGAGACTATGAGGCTATATATGCTCATGAAATAAGAAAAGGTGATGAATTTGAATATGAATATGGATTACACAAAACTTTAGTTCATAAACCTGCAGATATTCCTAGTGATGAAGTTACTCATTATTATGCTGTATATAAACTTAAAAACGGTGGATTTGACTTTGTAGTATGGTCCAAGGAAAGAGTAGAACACCATGCGAGAGAATTTTCAAAGAACTACACTTATAAAGGTAATGTTAATAAGAATTCAGTATGGTTCAAAAATTTTGATAGCATGGCTAAAAAAACAGTATTGTTAGATGTTCTTAAATATGCTCCTAAATCAGTGGAGATGGCTAAAGCATTAGATATGGATTATAAAGCAGAGGCTAAAGAAGAAAAATTAAGTAATTTTAACTATGTTGATGTAGATGCAGTAGAAGTTAGCAATACAGATATTGGAGAGGAAATAAAGATTAATGAAAACAATGAAGATATAGCTCCATTCTTACAAGACCAAGAGGTGTAACTATGAATAAGAGAGATAGAGATGCATTAATATACCGTTTGAATTTGCTTTTAAAATATGCTGAAGAAGAAAGAATAGAGAAACTAAAAGATGAGGCAAAAAGTATTATAGATGAAATATATAAATATGATTTGGTAGCTCCATTTTAGAAAGGAGGCTATAGCTTGGATAATTCTTTTAAAACTTTAATACAAAGTATAAATGCACAACTAGCTGTACTAAATGAAAATGGATATTCAATATATGATATTGAGAATCCAGAATACTTTATAAGTGGTGTGAAATATGACGGCGATAGTGATGAAGTGGTGTTTGAAACTATGGAGGATAAAAGCAAATAGGTGCTCTGCAAAGCACCCACTTAATTAATGTTTCTATAAAAATTGGATAAGAGCTCTACAAAGCTCTTGTCCCCATTATAACACCTTTATGCATACTCTCTCAATATTTAGTGTATGCAGATAATAAAAAAATATACATGGGGGGGGATGAAGGAAATGAAAAGAAGAGAGGTTTTATGGCAATTAGACAGCTTAATAGATAATAGCAAAAGTTTTATAACAAATGATGATGACAATTCAATATGGGAAGAAGATATAAAAGCTTTGAAAATAGCAAAGAAGGCAGTAAGTAAAGAGTATAGATATAGATTCTTAGCTAACTTAGTTTTAGCAGTAATAGTATTAATAATATTTGGGAGTTTTGTAGCAATGTCTTATTTCATGTACTACAGATAAAAGGAGCTGATATAATGGCGGTTTTTAGAGTTATTAAGGATAAAGAAAATCCTTATGTAATGTTAAATAAATACTTTGTTTATGATGGAAGACTAAGTTTAAAAGCTAAAGGTTTAATGAGTTATTTTTTAAGTAGGCCAGATAATTGGGAGTTTTATAGTTCAGAGATAGAAAAAAATTGCAAAGATGGAGAAAAGGCTATAAGAACAGCAATAAAAGAACTTGAAACTAATGGTTATATAGAAAGATTACTAAAGAGAGATTCCAATGGAAAGTTAATTGGAGGGTATGACTATACAATATATGAAATACCTCAAAATATAAAAAGTGATGAAACTACTTGTACAAAAGAAGAACCGAAACGACAAAATGCCTATTCGGCAAAATGCCTATCTGGCGAAACGCCTATTAGGCGAAATGGCCGACTACTAAATAATGATATTAAACTAAATAAAGAGAGAGAAAGAGACTCTCACTTTGAAGCAATGAAATTATGTCAATATGTTGAAGAAGTAACTTCTATGCCAGGAATTTTAAATTTAGCAGCAGTAAAAATTGCAATAATGAAGCATGGATATAAAAACACTAAGTTAGCTGTAGAAAAAGCTATAGCTCTTAACAAATGTAGTATGCAGTATATAAATGGGATATTACAAACATGGATGAAAGAAGGTTATCCTAAAGAGGATAAAAAAGAAAAACAGACTAAAAAGAATTCATGTTCTCATAAAGAGTTTGATTTTGGTGGTGATATTCTATGACAGAAAGTAAAGCCTTGCCATTTTCATTACAAGTAGAATGTGATTTAATAGGGACCTTACTTGTTAATGAAGATGCAATAAATGAAGTTGTAGACATATTAGAAATAGAGGATTTTTACAATTCAGCAAATCAGATAATATATAAAGCACTAACTAAGTTGTATATGAGAGATATAAAAGCAGACATAGTAACAATTTCCAATGAAATAGGAGAAGAAACATTAACTAAAATAGGTGGGGTAACATATTTGAGTAAGTTAATAGATAGTGGGATATCAGGCTCAAATATAACAAATTATGCAGAAATAATAAAAGAAAAATCAAATAGAAGAAAGTTAATTAAAGCAGCACAGAATCTTATAGATAAAGCCTATGATGAAAAGGTAGAAATACAGGATATAGTAAATAAAACACAGGATAAGCTTTTAGAAACAACAAATACCAATGATAAATTAATTTATACAGATGATGAACTTATGACATGTACACTTCAAGCAATACAAGAAAGATATAAAAGTGGTGGAGAAATACCAGGAATGAGAACAGGATTAAAACTATTAGATAATGCAATAAACGGGTTTAAAAGAGGAGAATTAAATATTATAGCCGGTAGACCATCAATGGGTAAAACTGTATTTGCATTAAATGTAGCAGATGGATTAGCAGCAGAGGGATACAAAGTAGCATTATTTGAAATGGAAATGACACCAGAAGCTTTAGGAATGAGAAGATTAGCAGCTAAAGCATATATAGATTCAATAAAGTTAAATAGAGGTTCCTTAAATGATGATGAATGGAAAAGGTTGGGTTATAGGACTGGAGAAATAGCTGGAAGAAATAATATGTTTACTGATTGTTCAGTTAATCTTTCTATACAGGATATAAAAGCTAGAAGTAAAAAAATAAAACAAAAATATGGGTTAGATGTAATAATAGTGGACCATTTAACACTTATGAAAATGGCTAAAAAAGAAAGAAGAGATTTAGAGGTAGCAGACACAACAATGCATTTAAAATTCTTAGCTAAAGAGTTGGAGGTAACAGTAATACTATTGAGCCAGTTATCAAGAGCGGTAGAACAAAGGTCAGATAAAAGACCAATGCTTTCAGACCTTAGAGAATCAGGAGCAATAGAACAGGATGCTGATACTATAATGTTTCTTTACAGAGATGAATATTATGATGTGGAAAGTGAAGAAAAAGGAATATTAGAAGTAAATATAGCAAAGCAAAGAAATGGTAAAACAGGAGCATTGAAATTTATTTATAAAGAAGAGTATCAACTTATAACAGAGATGTTTAAGAGGTGATTAGGTTGGATAGATGGGGAGTATATGAAACTTTGAAAGGCAATAAAGAAATAAATATAAGAGAAATAGAGCAAACAGCAGCTGAAGAAATAAAAGAAGGATTAATAGAGTTCTTAATTATTAAGGAAAAACAAATAGAAAATTAAGAGTTGGGGGGGGAATGGAAAATGTGGATTAGAAGTCAAGAAAAAAATTTATTAATAAATGCAAATATGTTTAATGTATCTGAAAATATAGTATTTAGTGGATATGAGGAATTGGGAAAATATAGTTCTGGTGAAAGAGCATTAGAGGTATTAGACATAATAGAGAATAGGATTATGCAAGGTACTAGGTTCGATGAAATACAAAGCGGGAAAAGAAAAACTAGAGACTTTGTATTTCAAATGCCAGAGAAATAGGAACATATTTTTATGGTGGCTGAGAAAAAATTAATTCTCACCAAAGATGAAGGCTTGAAATTAATGAGCTTAGAAGAGGTTTATTTTAAGTTTGAAAGATTCTTATATAAGTTGATACAGTCATGGAAACGTAAATTTGAAGAGGAGGATTTATTTCAAGTAGCCTTTTTAGGAATGACTAAAGCATTTACAGCTTATAATGCTGATAAAAATATTTTATTCATGACATACTTGGCAGCTGTAGTAAATAATGAATTAAAAATGTTTAACAGAAAAGAAGAAAAGCATGTAGATGTAGATAGTTTAGATAAACCTATATTAAGCCAAAAGTTAGACAAAGAAAACTTAAGTTTAATAGATTTAGTTGCAGATAAAACAAATTATGAAGATAGAAGTATTTTTAATGTAACGTACAAAGAAATAACTGCAATAATAGAAAATTTAAATGAAAGAGATAAGAAAATTATTAAAGAGTTCTATTTTAATAATAAAACTCAAAAACAGATAGGGGGGGAAGAAATAGGGTTAAAACAAAGTTATATAAGTAGAATTCTCAAAAAGATACCTAATACCATTAAAAATAAATATGAGGGGGGGGAAAACAAAATGTTTACAAAAGAACCTAAAATAACTAAGGCACAACTTATGGAAGAAGCTAAAATACTTGGAACTGGAAGAGAAGCTATAGTAGCAATAAGTAAAAAATATGGTTTAACAGAAAGAACTATAGATACTTATTTAGGAAAGTATGGTATCAGAGATAAATTAAATAATGCAAAGCTTACTACAACTAAAGATAATGGAAATAAAGAAATAAATGAATCTAAAAAAGAAATTCCAAGCAATAATAAGATATTACAACCTTTAGTTTTAAGAGGTAAGGTAATGGAATATAGAGTTCAAGAGAATAGTTTTTCTATAAAAAATCTTACGGGTACAACTAACTTAGTTTTAAATGCCAATGAAATTGATGATTTTATAAAAGAACTTAAAGCATTAAAAGAGGTAATGTAGTTACTATGATAAATATTGGGAGGTTAAATATGTTAACTGTATTAGTTAAAGAGATAGAAAATAAAAGTATGCAAAAAGATATAGAAACAGTTATAGAGGAAAATAGAATTCTAAAAACTATTTTAAAAGAGTATGTAAAGAAAAGCATGGGCTATAAGGATTTATTACTAGAGAGTTTGGAGTTATTGGATAAGTACCAAGAAGAAGTAGAAAATTTAAGTTTAAGAACTAATTTATGGGCAGATGAAGCAGCCAAGCAGTATTTTATAACTGAAGATTTAGACAAGGCTTTAAGAGCAGTAGGTAAAGAAATAATGTTATATGAATTAAATAAAAATAAGGGAGAGATGTAATTATGAAAAATATTGGTATAGTAAGAAAAGTAGATGATTTATGAAGGATAGTAATACCTAAAGAATTAAGAAGAACTTTAAATATAGAGGAAGGTGATGGACTAGAAATTTATACAGAAGGAGAGCAAATAATCTTAAAGAAGTATGCTCCAGCATGTATATTTTGTGGAGAGGCAAGTGAAGTTATAAATTTTAAAGGGAAAAATATTTGTAAGAAATGTATGAGGGAGTTGAAAAAGTAGTGCAGTTAATGGTACTAGATAAAAAAGATACATGGGAAAAACAAGCAGGCAAGCTTTTAGAGGAAACTAAAGAAGTATTAGAAGCAATACAAGAAGAAAATAAAGAACATATAGCAGAGGAAGTTTTAGATGTTATACAGGTGGCCATAGGTATGTTAGATACCTTAGAGGAAGAAGGTTACAGTTTAAAGGAAAGGATATGCAAGCATTTAAAGAAACTAAGAAAAAGAGGATGGAGAAGTAAGAAATTAATAGTATTTCAAGTCTTTAATTGGAAGTAGATAACTAAGCAGTGTAAGTATAAGCTTACTCTAGGTATTTCTATATCTATAGTGTGTGAGTATAATAAAACACTAATACTGAAAGGAGAACAATATTATGGAAAAGATGATTAATCTAGAAACCTTTGCTGATGGAGCATTGGCAGAAAAAATCAATATGGCTTTAAAGGAGGTGTTAGAAAATATTGCAGATCCAAATACAGATTATAAAACAAAAAGAAAGTTAACTGTAGATATGACATTTGTAAGTGGTGAAGATAGAGAATTAACAGAAGTATCTATAGTGGCTAAGCCTAAATTAGCTCCAGCCAAACCACTAGCAGCTAAGATTGTAATTGGCACAGATGGGAAAGGTGGAATACTTGCCAGTGAATATAAAAAGCAAATTCCAGGTCAAAGCACTATGAGAGTTGATGAAGAAACTGGCGAAGTATTAACTACCGCAGAGGAAAAAGAAGTAGATCTCAAAGGTATCAAATTAGTAAAATAATAAAAATAAAATTGGAGGAATGAAAAATGATAAACAGAGAAGCTTTAGAATACTTAGTAAATTTAGGAGAGAAAAGAGACCCAATTATTCAACTAGACCAAGGAACTTTTTCAACAAAAGGATTAGATAGAGTTACAGGACCATTAGCAGACACATTAACAGTATCAACACTTACAGGATTAGTAGATTATATAAAAACAAATACAGATAAATTACAAAGTGAATTATTAATACAAGTAAAATCACATGATGATGTAAGACTATATAGTCCTTTAAATGAGGATAAAGAGCGTGAAGAGTACATTAGAGCAAGGGCAATACTACCAAATAATATTTATTATGACAGATTCATAGGTACGGAAGAATTCAACATCATGCTTCAAAGTTCATTTGTAGATGTAGGAGACAAGGAAGTATTACTCAAATATACAGGTTTAATAAAAGACGAAGCAGTAAAGAGTACAGGTGATGATGGTGTATCTCAAGCAGTAACAATTAAAACTGGTGTAGCAAGTGTAGGACAAGCAGTAGTGCCTAATCCAGCAACATTAGCACCATTTAGAACATTTCCAGAAATAGAACAACCTTTAAGTAAGTTTATATTTAGAATGCAACAAGGACCATCTGCTGCAATTTATGAAGCTGATGGTGGAGCATGGAGAAATCAAGCAATGCAGGGTATAAAAGCATATTTGCAAGAAGAATTAAAAGGAATAGAAAACATTAACATAATATCCTAGGTTAAAAAAGCTAAGGGTATAAGACAAACTTTATACCCTTAGCATACTAAATCTGAAAGAAGGCTTAATTAATGAAATATTGTGAGGAATGTGGAAAAAACGTAGTAGAACTACATCATATAATTTTTAGAAGTCAAGCTTCATATATGGCCAATATAAATATTAATTTTAAATATCTATGTGCAGATTGCCATAGAGGTGATAATGGACCACATATGAGTAAAAAGAAAAATTTAGAATACAAGCTAGAATTACAGAAGAAGCTATTCGGACTATTTGATAAAGACTATTTTACAGAAAAAGAAATAAAAGAAAGATTAGAAACAACTACAAGTGAAGCAAGAAAAATAACTAAGAAATTAAAGCTTTATAAAGAAGGCTATGAAAAGATAGATATAATACAAAGACTTATGGGAGGTCATTTGTATGTCAAATAGAGATAAAGCAAATAAGACTTATATATTACTTCAGCGAAGAAAGAGAAATAAGGAAAGAAGAAAAGAACAGGACTATATGTTGCATGTAATTGATAACATGGACATGGCCTATAAAAAGAATTACAAAGGTTTGAAAAGGAGAGGACAGATTTGAGGTGGACAGAGGAACAGTATCAGGACTACCTAAAAACAGAGGGAAGAAAGTAGAAAAGCCTAAACCTAAAAAACAGAAATATAAAAATAAAGGTACCTGGATAGATGGAGTATTTTTCAGAAGTCAATTAGAAGCTAAAAGGTATTGCCAACTTAAATTATTATTTCATGCAGGAGAGATAGCAGGGTTTGTGTTACAACCACAATTTGTATTACAAGAAGGTAACGGAGAAAATAGAGCAATAACTTATAGTGCAGACTTCTTAGTTTTAAATAAAGATGGGTCCTATACAATTGAAGACACCAAAGGATATGAAAGCGAGCAATGGAAAAGAACGTACAAGCAGTTTAAGCTTAGATATCCAGATATAGAACTAAAGGTATTAAAAGAATTGTAGTTAAAGGAGGACAATATGACACCAGTTGAAATAATGGAAAAGATAAAAACATGCCAACAAGCACTAACTAGAGGAAATACAGAGTTAAAAACACTAGGAATTAAGAAAGCAAGAGCAGAACATGACTATAAAATAGCATTAAGAAAAGAAATTTTAAGATTAAGGCAACTTGAAAAACAACCAGCAACACTAATAAATGATTTAGCAAAAGGGAAAGAAGAAATTGCAAAATTAAGACTTGGAAGAGATATAGCAGAAACTAACTATAGTGTATGTATAGAGGCTATGAGAAATTTGAGATTAGAACTTGAAGCATATAGAAGTTTTCTTACATGGGAACGTGTAGAACTTAAGAATACGTAA